GTGTGACAGTTCACGGTAGACCATCCCAAGAATTTTCTAGTGTTATTCAGGGATAGGGATGTCAATCCTAATGGGACCAGGTGTTCATATACCAACACCATCACATCAATCAATCTGATTCTTTTGGGAAGGGGAATCTGATAGGTGTTATACATCGCTTCAATGAATCCCCAATCAAAACTTGGATTGTAGCCCACCACATATCCTGACACCAGTATAGTAGCTATTTGTTTGGCAGCTGTGTCCATATCCATAGCACCTGACCACCCCAATGGGGTGTATCCATTGATTTCCAAGGCCTTGGGGTCTGCTGTCTCAATATGGGCAGGATGAATCAACGTGTTGAACACCTTGGACACCCCATCAGGATAGACACTGATGATAGTGATATCAATGATTTCATGTTTTGTGCAATCCAGTCCTGTTGTTTCAATGTCCAGGAAATGAAGAATTGGTTTGTCCATGTGGCCCCCTTGGTTATTTGATATGGAAAGATACCACCTGGAAAGGATTGTCATGTCTTACTAGGACATTTTCTGCCACATACTGCCACATACTGCCACATACTTGCCACATAGTTTTCTGTTGTTTGTTCCCTGTGGGTGGGGATTCATATCACTTTTGCCATATATTCAATGATTTTTATAATATATATATAATAAATAAATTATAATTACAAAATATATTTTTGAGTTGTTTATGTGGCAAATATATATATAATATATATAATATATTCGATATATAGGGAATGAAACAGGTTTTCCCTATGTGGCATGTATGTGGCATGTATGTGGCATGATGTGGCAAAATAAACAGGGTATGTGGCAAGAAGACAAAAAAAAATCTTGTGGCCCCCAACACGTAAAAGGGCCACAAGATTCCTGGATGATATGCTATATGTATTGTATCACAAAATTAGTTTCTTGTCCACACTCTTTTGTTATCTCTTCTGACAAAAGAACACCCGTTTTCCTTGCATATCTTGGCCACCCTTCTGCTGTTGCCTGAATGTCTATGACTAACAGGAACCTGAAGATATTCCATGATTTCAGCGATTGTGGCCCCACCTTTTTGGACTAGGCAATCAAGGACCCCATAAGCCCACGGGTCTTCCACCAAGAAAGCTTCTTGGTACTTTTCCAATAGGTCTTCTTCATGTGGAAGAAGGTGCCATTCATGTCCTGTGTGATATGTGGTCACAGCTTCAGCCCAAAGATGGTCCCTGTTCTCCTTAATCCACTGTAAATCCACTTTGTTGGGACACCAAAACACCCAAAATCTTCTTTCAGGACCATCATCCATGATATTTCTGTCGTTACTGGTTCCATAGAAGCATGTTGTTCTCAATCTGAACACAGGGTCCTTGTCATACACAACCCGGTATCTATCTTTGTTATCAGTCAGAAAGGCCTTGATTGTCCCTGAATGTTTCCCGTGAAAATCATCCAATTCTTGAAATTCCCATATCCAAACCCCTGTTTGGTGAATCAATTCAAGGGCTGATTTGTTTCCAATGTTCAATTTGCTTCTTGAATACCATTGTTCTGTTGGAAGAAGAAACTCCACACAACGAGATTTCCCCACACCCTTGGGACCTGCAAATATAGGCATGGTGTCCATCTGACATCCAGGATTCAGAGCACGGGCCACCCAGGCAATGAACATTTTCTTTGACATCACTTCAATGATGGGCCGTGTAAAATCATCACATTCACACTTCAAGATATGTTCTGCAAAGTATTGGATTCTTGATACCCCATCCCATTCCAATCCTGACAGGTATTCCTTGATTGGGTCAATTTGGTTCAGATATGCAACCCTGAAGACCCCATTCCTTAAGTCAGCTTCTGTGGTTTCTAGTCTGTATCTTTCTTCTAGGTCTATGGCAATCTGTGTCCAATGATGTTTTTCCACCAATTTCCCATCCCAATATATTTTATCACTATGATAATGATAGGACATTTTTCCTGAATACTGGGAATCATTTTCCAAGACTATGGCCAAATTCTTTTTGTCTGCCCTTGGTCTAGGTGTGTTCTTCAAGTTCCCATCCTTGTCCCACACTGCCCTAGATGTTTCAAGCATATCCCACACACCAGGTTCAGCACCCACAGGGGTAGGATCTTCCTTGTCTTGGATTTCAATCTTGATTCCCTGTTCTGCTGCCACTTCACGCAATATCTTTAATCGTTCTTCATGTTTTGTCATCTTCCACCCCCTAACACCAAATCTGTAAGACTACCCCACCACCCACATGAATTCTTATGATTGCAGGATGGAAACTTGTTGGAATTGGGGAAGTTGATGTCAATAGAAAAATGGACATCAGGTCTTCCACACTTGGGACAGGTTATGTGTCTTGCATTGTTCCCCAACATCTTGGCCCCTAGTCTGTGAGCAACACCCATTCTGAAGTTGGGGTCTGATTCAGCTTGTGACACTGTGATGGGTTTTCCTGATTCAGGTGGAATGTATCTTGTAGGTTGTTGGATTGTAACATGGGAATAGTCCAGTTTCAAGAATCTTCCTGCATGGTGAAAATCACTGTAATGGTATTCCTTGAAATTCAGGGGGTGTCCCATGTTCATGTTGCCTGCCAATGGGTAAGCATACCGATAGTAAAGCCTAGCAACATCTTTCAGGGCCTTGGAATCAGGTTCACCCCTTCCAATTTGGCTGTCCCATAGTTCTTTGGCAGCAATAGAAGCCCTTGGCCAATCTTCTGCTGGGATAGGTTCAGCCAATGGAAGAATAATTCTGTATTTGTTGTGTTGTGGTCTATTGCTGAAGGATGTGTGTGCAAGGACTGTCCAATCTGTCCACATTCTCCAAGTATCATAACCTGTCAAACCATCATCCATGTCATAGACAAGACATGATATTGCAACGGCTGAAGCCCCTGACCTTGTTTTGTTAGGTTGGAATGTGGTTGGGGTCCACAGGGGAAGGTCTTTCTTGTTTTGGATGGGTGTTCCTTTGGCAATGGGTGTCAGCAAAGAGTTGACAAGGGTTGCCAAGTTCACCACCCTGGACACAGGTTTGTTTTCCAAGGTGTGATTGAATGTTGATATAGCATATTTATCCATTTTGTTGTTCCTTATGTGATGATAGTGTTTCTATAGATTGAAAAGGTTGTGTGTGGTTCTTCATAGATTGAAGAATAGTAATCAGCAGCTTCCAGGACTACAACTTGATTGTCATCCAACCAAACCCCTGATTTTGTCAGGATGTCAAATACCATCTTACACAGGTTGTCAATGTCAGGGGTTGTGGTCTTGAATGTTCTGTTTGGGTCCTTGATTCTTTTTGGTCTTTGGTGAACAAACGTGATGGAAATCTTGACAGGGCCTTCCCAAGTCTTTTCAGCCTGAAATATGTGTGTTTTCATATATTCACGGGTCTTGGGTGGGGTATAGGTTCCATATTTTCCATGTCTTGATCTTCCTGTGGCTACTGGTTGTCCAGGAAAGAAGCCTTGAAAGATTAGTTCCCACATTTTTCACGTTCCTTGATTATGATTTCTGTCCATTCCATATAAATTTCATAGAAGTTATAGGGATATAGGAATCTTATCAAATTATGAAAGAAAATAATTGTTGGATATTGGGTCCCCTGAATCCACTTGTATATTGTTTGTTCAGAACAATTGATTTCCTGTGCTATGTGTTGTACTGTAAAACCTTTTTGTTTTATGGATTGGCCTAGAATATCACCCCAAATTTCAGGTTCAGTGATAGCAGGTCTTTCTTCCACAGGAATGGACATTCTTCCATTTTCTCTGATGTTGTCACGTTGTTTCTTTCTTTCTTCTTTTGTCATTGTGTTGGCTCCTTGTATGTTGATAGTGATTGTTGATATTCATTGGTTGATTTCATAGCTTCCCAAAGAAGTTCATGAAACAGTTCCACACATTCATTTTCTGTTGTGATGTTTCCAAGGTCTTTGTGGATGTGGACTATGGTTTCAATGATTATGATAATTTTACTTACCTGGGGTGTATATGGATATTGTGTGAAAAAACTATTTGGGGCAATCCCTGCAAGCTCACAAAATCTTTTATTTGACATCCCTAGGTCTTTTATTTGTTGTCTAGCCCATTGATTGAATTTGTTCATTGATATATTCCTTTGCTTTTTGTAGTGTCCATAAGATTGGTTCTGTGAATGGTTTCTTCTGAATCTTGTCCCCTGCTATGCAATAGACATATTTCTTTTTTCTTCCACAAGGGCTGATTCTTTTCTTGTTTTCTGTCTTCAGGATTAGACACCCCTTGTATTGAGTTGGTTCTATACAAGGGATGTTCTTCAGGAAATCATTGATATTCTTCATACAGTCAACCAAGAAGCGATTTTCCCAAGGACAGCAGGTGTCAGGAATAGAATGATTGCTATTTCTGCACAAATAACGAATTGAAGGATTCTTTGTCTTTTTGTCATGGTCTTATTCTCCTTTTGTTCTTTCACTGATAGCCCATCGGATATATTCACGGTCTTGGGTTCTTGTGGACAATTCAGGGTCCCAACATTTCACACATAAGACCACAGAATCAAAAGATTTGGTGTGACTTCCATTGATAGTGTAAACAGCATAGTTTTCTTTGTTTCTGTATCCTGTGATTGTGTTAGGGCCTGCATATTCACACACAATCTTTTCATTGTTTCTTTGTGTATATACATTGCTGTTCTTGGACATGATGTTTTGCATAACTTGCAAGGGGATATGTTTTGATATGTTTTGATAGTTCATATTGATTTTCCTGTGTTTATAGTTATTTTTTAGAGCTGATATATTTGTGTTGTTATTGTTGCCAATTTCTATTTGGACATTCAGTTATTACCCATCTCAATAATTCAAAATCCCATTTTGATGGATTCATTTGTGAATCTATGTCCCATTTATCTTCATAGAAGATCACATAATTATTTGGTTTTGTGTCGCTACTTTTCAAGCCCATAACAATGTATTTTTGTGGGTTTGTCATGTCTAATTTGGTATTTTTGCCGGTGTACACCACACATATCTTGTCGTTATGTTTATATACATTTTGATCTATAATCAATTGCATAACAGATATAGGGATATATTTTGCGATTCTTGCATAGTATATGTATGATTCCATATTTTATCTCGTTTGTTTTAGTTAGTTTGTAACAACATGATTGTTGTATAATATATATATATTATATATTTGTATAAATGTCAATATAAATATATAAAAATATGTAAAAAAATATCTATTTTTTTGTGTTATACTATTTCATATCGGATTCTAGGGGGAATATGTCATTTGAAAAAAGAATGAAACAGGGTGAAAATAACTTCTTGAAAATTATTCCCCACCTGAAAGACATCTTCCCAGGTGAATGGTTTTCCACAGCAGGGATGGAAATTGATTATGGTTCAGGGGTGGATTTTATATATGTCCACCTGGGACAGCTCCTGACAATGTCTGTCAGGGTGTGGGAAGGGAAACCAAGACAATGGATGTCCATCAGGTGGAAAAGGACAGGGGATGTGTCCTTGAAGTTGGAAATGTCTTCCAGGTTGGAAGACTATAGGGCCAATAGGCCCCTGACCAGTTACACAATTGAAGGATGGATATATCAGGGTAGGATATATGTGGCCATTGTCCCCACCAAAGACCTGATGAAAATCATTGACATCCACTTCAATGAATTTTCTGATTTTTGGTGTACAAATGAAAGGGACAGGGTGATTTTCAAAAGAATACCCTTTGACCTTATAAAACCTGTGAAGGTGGTAAGGACTTTTTGATTTCACGGACATCCTTTTTGATGTCCTTGATTTCTTCTTTCATCCCTGTCATTGTTGTTGTCAGGGTTTCAAGGCTTTCCTTATACATGGTTCGGTCTTCTTCATGTGCTGACACTATCTTGTCAATCTGTTCCATGTGCTTTTCTATAATCTTGGGGACATGGGTTCCTATCCACTTGGCAATATAAAATAATGCTACAATACACAGCCCCAAAGCTGCCACAGGGCCTGTCAAAAGTTGAAGAATCATCGGTTCCATAGTTATTTCCCCCAATTATGGATTGCTGTGGACATTGCCAGGGCTATTTTGGCAAAATTGTCCTGTGAAATTAGATGTTTGTGTGTGTCCATGAAGATGGGTTCTGAACAGATTGCCACAGGTTTCCCAATCCCCTTGATTGTGTTATATGCATGTTCTGTCCAGTCTGTGGACTGTGCAGGAATGGATTTATATCCACCAATGGAAATACATTTCTTCATTTCATCACAAATCATGTCTGCAAGCTGTTTCCCCTGGGATGATTGGAAATGGTGAAACATTGCACAATAGTCACCACCCCCACAATTCAGGTGAAGGGCAATATATACCTGTTTGTCATTGGGGAATAATTTGCAATATTCATTGACCCTGTTATGTCTGTCAGAATAGTTCCCATCAGACAAGGGCATGACATGATGTCCTAGGGCCAACAACCTATTTTCCAACATCAAGGACAAATAACCTGTCCACATGGCTTCCATTTCATCCGTGTCAATTTTGCCATTTCCATTGATGTCAGAACCTGCCCCCCTGTCTGAAATTTTGGTGGGCTTTCCTGCATGTTGTCTATCAAGATATATAATCATTCTATATTTCCCCTTTTGCTTATTCTATCACCAAAGTTGAATATATACACTTGAATATATACAATTATCGGATTCTATTGATTGTTGAATCTTCCAGGTATAACACAAAGGACCATTGATTGTCTGACCAGGATTTGGATATAACCTGACACAAATGTTTTTCCAATCCCAATGTTGTGCTGGTGAAACTGATGATATCACCAATGTCAAGGTATCCATATCTTGGGAAAGCCTTGATTTCAATCCCCACAGGACCCAAGGCCCTGACCTTGATTCTGTCTTTGGCTATCCTGATAGCTGTGTCCAAATCCCATACAAATGGACATTCAATGATTTCTTCTTTCAATCCATATTTTTGATAGCTTACAGCTGCAATGTTGTCTTGAAGAAGAAGGGGATTTTGTTTTGAAGATGGGATTGTGGGGTCTATGGTGACACTGGTTGCAAATGTATCAAATTGACCTTGATAGCAAAATTTACAAGTTACCTTATTTACTGTAGCAATGTCAAGGGGTTGAATCCCTGTCACTACTTCAAACTGTCCACTTTCTAGAATATGGAATTGTGGTTCTAGTTTACTACTGAAAAAATACAAGTGCATTTTGGGGGTTAGGCCAAGGGGACCCTGTACCACTTCAATGGGTAACCACTGTAGGATATTTTCTTGCAGCCAATCCCAGGCCAAAACATTAGGATCGTTGATGTACCCTGCAAATCTATAAAGATTCAAGTTATTCAGCAATCCCATCCAGGCCCCCCTATCATAAGATAGGCCAAGACTTTCAAGGATGAACAAACAAATATCCCCTGCCCCTGACATTGACCCTGTGGAATAGGGGGCAGGGTATCCCCCTGAATCTTCATCCCAAGAAGCCCAAAAGGTTTGATCTTCGTCTAGTGCAGGTACATAGCTGTTGTCTTCAATTACACCCCCCAAGGTGTATGTGGTGTATGAATACAAGTTCCCATCAGTGTCCAGGGCTGTTCTAATTGTATTCTTGAAATTGCCCCCTGACTGGTCCCACACCCTAACTGTTGAAGCCTTCACAGGGTGATAGGCTATGATATACACTGCTGTCAATCCTATCCCTGAACCTGTGGTGTCTATAGTATACACAGGGGAAACCTGTGCTTTGTTTATAAATTCAATCCCTGTGTTGTTCACTCTGACAGGATATGTCCCAGGTGTACCAAAGACCAAAGGTGCATATTTCCCAACAGGATACTGAATCATTCTTCCAATGGCTGCAGCTCTTTGGTCCAAACCAGGAAAATTATATACCTGAATTTCAAAACTTGAGTCCATTATTTTACTGGATGATACTGTGGTGTCATTGGACATGGAAAAGACCACATGTCCCTTGGGTTTGTCAGGGGTGCCAATTATGGGGTCTGTCACCTTCCCTGTATACAATAGAATCTTGTCTTGTTCTGTGTATGTGGTTTTCATGTTACTGGTGGGAATCATGGCCAAGGTACAATTGGATTGTGAAAGGGTCCGACCTTGCAACCATTCAGCAACCCAATCCACATCAGGAAAGACAAGTTCCAGGTTGATGTTGTTCCCTTCCACGTTAACCCCCGTGAAAGATGTGGATTGACTGAAATCAGGGTCAGACAATCCACCTTCATAGGTATATGTTTGATTGGTTATGGTGTCCTTGACATCCAGGACAATTGTTGAAAATCTGAATGGTTTCCCCATCCAATCCACAGTCAGCAGGAAACAAACTTGATTGTCCAAAAAATCATCATATATCATATAATTTCAACCAGGTTGATTGTTGCAATTCTGAATAGTTCATTTTCCAATTCTTCACCCAATACGGATTCCATAGAGATAGCCCCTTGGGTTCTTACATAGGTGTGTTCATGGTATCGGTTAAAAAGTTGAGTGTCATAGGTGTTTTCATTCCCTACAATACTGGGAATATACACACATGGGATTTCATTCCCAAGGTGTGTCCAAATCCCCATCATCATCATGGGCCCATCCCCATAGGCTGCCACGGGTTGGGTGCTTCCTGATGTGCTATATATCCAGTAATCAGGATTCAGGTTATAAATGTCACGGGTGTCCACAGGTTCAGTCCAGGCCACGGAAATGGTTCTTCTTCCATCACTCATTTTTCTAGAGTGAAACATGTTGTCCATTGATTCTGTGGACTGCATGTTGGGTTCATAGCTGATTGTTCTGCCCCGTTGATACTGTGGGGCTACAAAAGCAATGGAACCCCACAAAAATGTCCCTATCTGAAACCATCCTTCAAGGGTGTCCTGTGATGGGATTTTGATTGCAATTGCACGCTTTCCAATGTTGACAGTTTGGAATAGTTCTGTTGTCACTGTCACTTTGTTGGGGAATATGTTGATTGTCCCTGATGTTGGAAGGGTAGTCACATCAAAAGAATCAGTGTCAATCCTGATGATACTTCTTTTGAAATTTGTGCTAGTTGTCCACATACCTTCTGAATTTGTAGACAATTTCACCACATATTTGGTTTCACCCTGGACAATTTCTGCATACCAATCATGACATTCATTGTATTCCAAGAAGAAGGGGGTAGCTGTGGAATTGGCTTGCAAGGTAGCCCCTACCCTTTGGAACGTTCCTTGAAGACCTGTTGATGTGTCTATGGTAACCAAGTCTTTCCAGGATGTGTCCCAATACTGTATTGTGAAAGACTTGAAGTTGATTCCATTCAAGTGAATCCCCCCCACATCAGAGAATTCTAATTGTCTTTCTGTGGTGTTTTCCTTGTCAAGATAGAAGGGAATGAATTGCTGGGCTGTGGTTGTGGACTTCCATTTCAATCTTGGGGATTGTGCAACCTGGTATAACATATTTTCCACAGGGAAATCATATCTTGGTTCTGTGAAGTAAGATTCACCACCACGGGCAGGGGCTTCTTTGGCTGTCAACAATAGTCCTTTGTCTATATATGTATAGGTCCCAAAGTTAGGATATAGTCCACCCCTTAAGACTGTGTCAGGGGTTCCCAATCCACCATCCGACATCATAAATTCTGTCCAAGTAGAATTCAAGGCCCCACCAAAGACTTGGATGTGGCCCCATTGGGTTAAATTTCCTAGACCTGTGGCCTGAATTGTCAATGTCACTGTGACTTTGGTCCAAATCTTGGCCTGCAATTGATCCCAGGTTCTATAGTATACATTGACAGTTTGTTTATTCATAAATACCACAAATTCTGTCAGGTTTGTCATATTGGTGTTGATTGTAGCCAATACCCCTGTGTTGTCCCTGATCACAAATTGACTTTGGGCAAATCTTATATTCAGGGTGTAAGCATTGGAACCACTGTCACGATTGACCAAAAATCCAATATAATTTCCTATTACTGAATTGCCTGTTGTCACCTTCATTTTGAATCTGAAGATTTGGGCTACATCATAAGGAGCCCCAACAGTGTAATATCGTGTTGTGGATGATGTGGCCAACACCAACCCTGTGGATGTTACAGTTTGGGTCCCTGTCCCTGTGGTTGTGATGGATGTGGATGTGGATGGGACCTGATTGGCAATCCAAGTCAGAATCCATCCTAGATAGTTATATCTTTTGGGTTGTTGCTCTAGTTTGGGATAGGTGAAACTATTCCATCCCCCAAAATATAACAGGGCTATTGATTGGAATGTCCCAAGGGCTACCACAGAAAATCCTTCCCAGGTTGCAGGCTTCATCGACACCATGTTGACATTTGAATTGCAGTCAAACACGGTCCCTTCTACTGAAGAAGGTGTCAAGTGTCCTGCAATATATGTCCAGGTGGCCCCAAGGTCTGAAGACATCCAACCAATGATTTCCTGTGTTGTTGTCTTGGCTAGAATATAGACATTCCCTTCATTGTAATAGGTTGTGACATTGCCTTGGGTCAAATTGGAACCTGCCAAGGTTGCAAATGTATGAACACCATTTGAAACTATGACTTCACGGGCTGTTCTATATGAATCCACAGTGAAGTTCAATCCAGGTTCAGGGATTTTGATGAATACCAATTTTTGAACAGCATTGAGATAAGCAAATCCAACCTGATTTCCTGGAAGGGCTACAGCTGTGCATTCATATATCTTTTTTGATACTGTACTTGGGGACCATCCAATCCTTTGGAATGTGGACCCGTTGTCCCTTGACACAAATTGAACCACTTCATTGGAACCTGACACCAACCCCGACAAACATACAGCATACACCACCATATCATCCACTGTCACCATAGATGTGGAAGTGATTGCATATCCTGAAGCTGATACTTCTATATCAAAAGACCCTAGGCCCCTACTATTGATTTTTGTCCAGGTGACACCATTGTCAAAAGACCTTTGAACAACCAGGTTCACCCAATCTGTTGATGTATAGTCAAAGTATGTAACCAACAAAGAACCATCCTTCAATTGTACAATTGCAGGTTTGGCCGTTTCATTGGGTGCACTTGCCAAAGCCCCTGTGAAAAATGTATTCATCAAGGTTATAGAACCGTTCTGTTCTTGTTTATGACAAGATATGGTATACACTGAACCATTGATCAATTCACTGACACTGAATAAGGTTCCTGAAGATGTGGCCACAATATCAAAATCTTGGTAGGCTGCTGGAACACTAGCAAATAACCAATATTTGAAATCATTCAAGATGTTGTCATGGTTTCTTCCAAGATTGATTCCATTTTCACCCTTCCACATAAAAGAAGCATATTCCCCAGGAATCCCACCTTCAAGGGTGGTGAATGTGATGTCTTGGGTTTGGGTTCCTGCACAGGACAACACCATGGATGTCCCTTGGGTTTGTGCAAGGGGAATCCCTGACCTGGGATTCTGTTGGGTGAAATTGGCTTGTTCTTCCCAAATCTGTTTTTTGGTCAATGAATTGGGAATGAGAATCCCACGGATTTTCTTTGGTGTGATATTGCTTGCCATGTTAGTATACCCTTATCCCTGTCTGTTTTGGTGCCTTGAATCCAATTTCCCTGACAAATCTTCCAAAGTGTCTGAATGGTTGGACTACTACAATATTATCCTGTTTTGGTGATGATTGCTGTAAATTCTTGATACCCTGTTCACCACCTAACTTCCTAACCGTTCCACGGTCCAAGATGGCTTCCCCTTTCAGGACTGTGGCTGACATTTCATCAGGTGCAACCCCACCCATGTGCATTGATGGGGTGGGTGGTTTTTGGGCCATGACACTGGCTGTCTGTGCTGCCCCTGTGGCTACTGCTAGTCCTGCCATAATCCCATTCAATGGGGGTGGGTATGTCATAGCCTTGGCTATGGCTTCAGATGTGGAAAAAGCAATTTGGGCAATTGCTGAAGCTTGTTGCATAGCAAATAGACCCCCTATCACTTTGGAATTGGCTACCCCGTTGTCAATGGCAGCCTGCAAGGTTGCACTGGAAAAAGCTTCAACCCCTGACAGCAAATCAGCAGTCTGTTCTTTTTGTACTTTGGCCATGTCTTCCCGTTTCTTCTGTTCTTCTGCAAGAAGTTCCATTTTTCTTTTTTGGACTTCTGTGAAAATTGCAACATCAGCCAAATGATAATCACCTGTCATTCTTCCAATTTCTGAAATTCTTGTCAATTCTGCTTCAAAGGCTCTTTCCTTCAAGGCTTCTTCAGACATTGTGTTTTCATCAATAATTTTCTGTAATTCATCAAGGTGGGATTGTCTTTGATTCAATTGTTCATTGGCTGCCTGAATTGAATCTTCAATGGCCTTCAATCTTGCAAGTTCCTTTTGTTGGGCTTCTTCAAGTTGTCTTTGGATTTCCAATTCTTTGGCAAGGTCTTCCTGTCTTTTCCGTTCTGCTTCTTGTCTTCTTTTGGCAGCCTGTTCCCTTCTTTTTTCCTGTTCCTTGATATTGGCTATCTTGGTCAAGTTTTCTTCCAATTGATCAGCTTGTTTCATCAAGGAATTACTTTGTTCATATAATGTGGACAATTTTTCCTTGTCCAAGACCTGGGCTTGTTTTATGGGTTCCAATTGTTTCTTCAGGGTTGCATATTTTTCAGCCTGAATCGCTTTTTCTGCTGCTGCACTGGATGAAATGGACATAGATGATTTATTGTTTTGATCGAAAATCTTCTTTTCTGTTTCCAATTGTGTTTCCATTAAGGAAATTTGTTGTTCCCTGGATGATATGGATATCTTCAAGGCTGAAATTTGTTCATCATAGGTCCCACGGATGGAAGACCTGTGTTTTTCTGCTGTTGCTGTGGCCTGTGCTGTGGCCAAATCATAATCTGACATGGTACCTGTCATCAAAGCTAGTTGATTGTTGGATTCATTCAGTTGATTGATATAGGACCCCAATTGACTGTCAGTTTGTGATATGATGTCCTGTTGGTCCTGAATTGCTGTGGACAGGTCCTTGATTGCCTGTTCCATTTCTTCAGCTTTCTTCCTTGCTTCTTCAGCTTTCATATTGTAGGCTGTATATGCTAGGGTCAAAGCACCCAAGGCCACTGTGGCAGCCAAGACATAGGGATTCAGGGATTTGAATGTCAACAAAACACCTTCACCCACAGCAAAGACATCAGCCAAACCATCAGCAGCTTCAGCCAATTGGGGATTGACACCACGTAAAGCCAAACCCACAGAACTAAACCCCCTGTCTATGTCACCACTTTTTTCAGCAACCAAATCCAATTTTTCTTCTGCTCTTTTTGCTGAATCAGCCAATTCATCAAAATCTTTCTGTGCGTTCATTGCTGCCCTGCTTGCTGATTGGGCTGCCTTCTTACTTGCTTCAGCAGCCTTCTTGCTTGCTGATTCAGCTTGTTTCAATTGCCTGTCCAAGGCTGCCACCATCTTCTTGGCTTCTTGGTCAGTGATGTTGGGGATTTGGGATAGTTTGGACTTCAGGTCCTGGATGTTCGCTTTATAACTGATTTCTATGGATTTTTCTTCTGTGGCCATTGTTACACCTTTTTCATCAAGTCATTGGCTAGGGCCTTGACAACATTATTTGAATCTTTGGATTGGGGTTTCACAAGAAGTTCATTGGCAACCCTGACCCCTGTTGGTTGAATTATATCTTGTTTTTGTGCGTTCTTACTGTCTTCCCCAAACTTTATAGCCCAGGAATATGGTGCTGTATTCTTCAGGAATACAACAATGTTTCCACGGGTGTCAGCTCTAACACCCTTCACAAATTTTCTATATGATTCCTGGGTGGTTTTTCTGAAAAAAGTTATTTTCCCATCCTTGTCAGTTCTGATGATGGGTTGTCTGACTGGCCAATCTTTGGCAGCTTCTTCTTCAATCCTGGATAGACTTTCAGACATAATTTTTTCAGCACTGGGAATCACAGTCTTCAGGAATCCCAAGAATGTGTCTGTCATATCTTGGTCTATGGAAATGGTTGCATTTCTAGAAGTATAATTGGACATTTATTCCCCCCTTTGTCTTCTTATCATCATTTCCATTCTATCCCTTTTTATTCGTTCCTGTCTGTCCTTTTTCTGTTTTTCACTTTCATTGTATAGTCTGTATTCGGCTAGGACTTTGACTTGGGTTTCCTGGTCTAGAGTATAGAACCAATTGGGATGTTGATTCCACAACCTGGCAATTCTCATCACCATCAAATCAAATTGTCCCCACCGAGTTAGGAAAAATTTGCTGTGGTTTCCACCTGTTCTTCACTTGGAAGAACCTTCATCATTTCCACCAACACATTGGAACCCATGTCATAGACTTGATTTGGTGTGACACCTGCTGCCAATAGCCTGTCCAGGATTTTGAACCCATATCCCACAGGGTCCCCCTGTTCAGGTTTGTACATTGGCAGACATTTGGAATGGTCCACGGCCACACCTATAGCACCAGCACAAAGGTGGCCAAGTTGGGCCCTATTCGGTTCACTTCCCCACACTGACACAAAATCCAAACAAATGGCCATTGACTTGGGAATCACAATTTCATGTTCCCCTAACTTTTTCAAATTCAATTTCATATTGTACCCCTATAAAAAGAAAGGGGTAAAAATACCCCTTTCACAATCATTCTTTTCTAACAAAACTAACTAACGAAATTACAACGGACCTGTAACAGTTGAACCACCATAACAAGTGAAATTCAAGGTGAAACTGGATGGGTCACCTTCACTGAAATCCAATGAACAAATACATTTGCTCAATGTCACCACGTGATCAGCATCATCACCAAAATCAGTTCCTTCAGCTGTGTATTTTATGTTGATACAATGGTGTTCAATGTATGGAACCCCTGTCAATCCTGTGGAAATGTTTGCTGAATAGAATCCTGATTTGTTGATGAAATCACGGACTGAACCTGCTTCACTTCCATCAGTGAATTGTCTGAAATGAAAGCTGAAACTTCCTGTGATTGCCTGTTCATCTTGTTTTCTTACTGCTGCAAAATTGCCACGGTCCATCACAACCAATTCAGAATATTGTTGTGGTTGTGAAAAACTGAAATTTCCATCTTCATAAGCGATGTCCAAGGTAACAGGAACCCCAGTCCCATCCAACAATGTTATGGTTCCATCTCTTTTGGTTTTTGGTACTACTGAATAAGCCATGTATATTCCCCCTATATGGTGTGTAATGTTTCAAAATCTATTGTAATTATAATATATTCTTGACTGTCTGTCACTTGTCTTGAGCTTCCAATATATCTTATCGTAAATTCTTGACTATTGTATGATTCAAGGACTTTTTGGATGACTTGTTGTTCTGTATCCAATGATAAATCATAGTCTGTGGGATAGACATCCAAGGGTCTCAATCTATAAGCAAATATAACCTTCACAGGTGTGTTGATGTATACACCAACACTTCTTCTTTGTCTTTCTTCCATGGCTGTGGAAGACCCTAGGGAAACCACAAAAGACCTGTTGGCAATCGTGTCCTGTGTTCGGCCAAAATAGTCAGGGGTCTGTTTGGTTTCCTTGAAACCTGAAAGACTTGAAATCTTTGAAGCTATTTGTTGTCTGATTGCAGAAAGGTTCATGGTCTTCTCCATGAACCAAAGTTCCCAGGCTGTGAAAGATAGACAACAGGTTGCTTGGCTTGTCTGTTGTTGGGTTCTTCTGCCTGTCCTGTGTGGTCATAGTCATACACAAAATTGATCATTTTCCAATCTGTCTGATATTGCTTATAATGTTCATTGGCCAAATCCAAATATCTTCCATTGGATTGTCCAAGACTGGAATGGAAATCCCTGAATATATAATATAGGGATAAATTTTGGTGTGCACTTCTGAAAGCTTCAGGGGACATGACAAGGTATTCAAGGCCACCACCTTCCTGTCTCATTCTCTGAATCATGGAAAACCATGCTTCATCAATATAGGTCTGATAACTTGTCAAGGTGCTGGGTCTTAAGTCTGCAAGCTGTGAATATGTGGATGTCAAATCCCCATCACTGATAACAGGATACAACCTTCTTCTGACTACTGCTGCCGACCTTCTGAAAGTATAGGTCCCTGTGGAAAAAGTCAATGTCCATTCCTGAAGATACCCTTCACCTAGTTCCAAAGTATTGGCTAATATGATTGTACTGTGGGTATATTCTGCCACCTGTGCTGTGATAGTACAAGAAGCATTGTCCACCAATTTGTCCCCATTGGGTTTGAACAGGGTATATTTGGCCAATGTGGGAACCACTTTCAATCCATCCCTATAGACTGGAAGTTGGGAAACCTGGGTCTTCCCACGTTCCAAAAGTTCAGGGACCTTGATTTGAGGTGCATAGGGTGTACTGTATGACATTATTTTATATCCTTATAGATGTCCAAACCCACCTTTTCAAAATCTGAAATGAAGGATTTCATATCTTTCAGTATAGCATAATATTCATCCATTTTCTTCTTGATTTCAGGGATGTGTTGTTGGGATTGCATTTTTTCAGGTGTCTTCACCAGGTTCAAGGTTTCCAATTCCCAAAAATGTGGTTCCACAGGATTCAAGATTCCTGACACCATCAGGGATACAGCCCATTTCTGATATGATAACAAATCCACCTTTTCAATTTTCTTTCCTGCTACCACCCTGATGTTGGTCCACTTCAGTACATGGTATCTTCCACCCCTGACCTGATAGACATGCATATAGTCATATCTTTGGGGGTCCAAGTATATCCAACCCTGTTGTTGTAGCTGTCCAATCCTGGAAGATGGGTTTCCAAGTTCACCATTGATTTGGTGCACCCCATTCACACCTGGGACAATACGTTCCATTCTTATGGTGGGGATGAAAAATCCTTTTCTCATTGTCACCACTTCTTTGTCTTTTCCCTTCCCTGATTCCACAGGAATATCAAAATATACAAAATCCCAATTGGATGGGTGCCACTTCAAATAAAATGGGTGATTGGGTTGGGCAGGAAGAAGGTTTTGCTGTTGTTGTCCTATGGGGGCCCATGGACTTGGATTCATTGTGTTCATCATTGTTGTACCTACTTTTTTGATGATTGAAAAAAAGGGGACAGGATGGGAATCCCATCCCCTTTAGATTACTGGAAATTATGACAAGAAATTATATACCACCCTTAATCACAACACCACGGTTGTCATCAATAATTGACATACCAAGGTAAGCATGGCCCACGATACGGGTCAAAGCTTTTGTTGCGTCACGATCCATTTCCACCAGTACTTCACCCATTTCCATGGTTTCACTTGCACCTGGAAGACCTGCAGGCATACCAGTTGCAAAACCAATTGCACCAGGGGCCCACATAGCACCCAAATGGTCAACACCATCATTGGTAACCCATGAAGAAGTATAGATTTCAACACCTAGGAAAGAACCTTTGTAATGGCTTCCTTTTGCGCTAATTGCTTCATAGCTTGCAGGAACAAATTGCAATACACCAGTTGACAAGGACAAGATGTTGTCTTGGATGTCTGCCCATTGTTTTGGATGTAACACACAAACATAAGGACCTGGGGCACCCTTACCACTTGCAGCAGCTTCAAGGGCTTGAATTGCATCCACCAAATGGGCCACGGTATTGGAACCACCTGAAGAACCCTTGATTGTGGTGAAAGCTGCAAAGGAAACACCGGTCAATTCCGCAAAGGTAGAATCATAAGATTTTGCAATACTATCAGCTATACGGAAAGGATCAATGTCACCACCACCCATTCCTGTCATTGAAGCCAAATCACTGATTGCATAGGCCAAGGCTTGTCTTTTTACAACAACATCAGCATGTCCATCGGTCAAAGCAGTGTCAGAAACAGCAGAATCTTCTGTTGCACCTGTGAACGCTGAAAATTGATTGTATCCATCCAATCCTGCTTTTCTTACACGGATAGTGTCTGAACCTTTTCCATTGATAGAACCAACAAAATCCAAGAAAGGACTGTTTCTTAAGTTAGTAGAATCTTGAAGTAATAATTTGATTTCTTGGGAAATCATTTTTGCCAAACGTAAATCTTCATTTGGGCTTGATAGATTGTATTGAGTTATTGCCATGGTGGCCCCCTAAAATTTGATTGATTGATTGATATGAAAATATGGTCAACGCTGTTCAACGGGTGCGACCCTACCACAATATATATATACACTATTTTTCATAGTGTTGCAAGCACAAAAAAAAAGCCCCACCTTATCAGTGTGGGGCCAAAAAGCGAGGTACAAACTTTTTGAAAATCTTTTAGATAGACACTACCACTTCAGCATTGGTGACATTGATAACAGATTTAATTTTCAAATTGTTACTGTCAATCAATTGGACATCAAGTTGAATCAAGTTGCCTGTTGAATCATAAGCAGAAACATGGACTTGTTTCACAGCTAGATTGTGTTGAAGTGTTGCCCAGGTGTTTGCTGTAAGTGATTGGGGAACAAATGACTTTCTGAATTTGCTCATAGGGACAAGGATGTCACCTGTGGATTGATTGAATGTCAACATGTTTCCTGCTGCTGGGTCAGCTTGAACACTTTGTCTTGCACGGGCTTGAGTGAAATAAAGGTTAGAACCTTCAGACACTACGGATGTGGAACCAGTGAAAGAAAATTGACCATTGCTGAAAGACATCCCTGTCCCTGCACTGAAAGCAGCAAACACATCAGATTTCATCACAGCAATATCACCACTTGCATTATAATATTTCAACAAGTTGCCATTTGCTGGATCAGCTTGAACGCTTTGTCTTGCACGGGCTTCAGTGAAATATAAGCTTGTTCCTTCTGAAATGTCATCAGTTGAAGCAACCAATTCCAATACACCAGCACTATAGGACAATCCTGTCCCTGTGATACTGATTGCAGCTTGTGCACGGGCTTCAGTGAAGAAAAGGTTGGAACCTTCTGAAATGTCATCGGTAGAAGCAGACAAATCAATTTGACCACCAACATAAGACAATCCCAAACCTACGGAAATTGCAGCTTGTGCACGGGCTTCAGTGAAGAAAAGGTTTGTCACACCTTCATTGATTCCATCACTATCCACATCCAAACTGAATACACCATTTGCACTGTCATAGGCAAGGCCTGAACCTGCTGACAAGAATCCACGGATTTCACCTTGGTCAGCTGTGAATTCACCTGTTGCCACATTGTAATCAATACCGCTTGAAGCTGAAAGAGCTGCACGAACTTCAGCATTGGAAACAGATTGACCTTCAATTTCTGTGAAGTCTGTAACATCAGCAGCACCACCACCATTGTGAATCCAGGTTTGTGCACGGCCTGAAACTGCTGTCAAGATGATGATATCACCTTCTTGTTTTTCATCACCTTGGGTGTAATTGCTTGCAACCCATGCAGAAATAGAAGCTGCTGTGGTATCCACAGAAACATCAGTGATAGTCAATGGCTTTAATTTCAATTTCAATTGACCATTGTCTGTCACCAATTCAGCATAATTAGCAGAATCGGCAGCAATACCAACAACACTGTTAGCTTGCAAATATGAACGGGTTACAGCATGATTGTCTGCGCTAGGTGCTTGGTTTAACTGAACAACACCTTCAAAAACATTTGTAGGACTTAAGAATTGCATAAAATTCTCCTTATAAGATTGAGTTATATAACTTGTCAGAATTGACAGTATATTCTATCTTATCAGGATGGTCCCTGTTGTTGAATTGATGAAAGTTATAACACATTCATTGACCGACACATGTCTTATATCAGCATACACCAGGGTATCATTGACCAGGATTTGGACTTGGGGAAAATAACCCTTGTTATGTGTGATAGTCACTTGGACAGAATTTGCAAATGTATGCACCTGGGGTCTATCAGGAAATAAAATTGATGTTGCCATGATTGTACCTTCTTATATCTTGGGATTCTATTCTTCAAGAATCAATGTGATTTCAGCAGAAGAAGAAGCTTTGGTGGCCACATATACTGAATTGTGTTGATTGTTTCCAACACCACGATTCAGGGCCATATATCCACCTGCCTTGATGAATAGTTTATTGATTCCTGTGGTTGTTCCCCCATCGGTTCCTTCAAACGATACATATATGTCATGTTCTGCCCCAATGGTGATTATTCTTCCCTTGGATGGAAGAATAACCTGTGTCCAGGTTTGGACTGCTGTGAAGTTCTTCACCATTGGATAAGTGTTTTGACTTTGGTAAGATACTGACATTATTTTCTTCTCCAAGCTTCTCGGATAGCTTCACGATTTTGTTTGTAAAATTCAAAATCTTCAGTTCCACGTTTCAACAGGTCTGTGGATTGGACTGGGGGTGGTTGGGTTCCCACATTGGTTTTGGGTGGTAGGATGACAGGTGGTTCTTGGACTTGGGATTGGGTCTTGGATACCGTTTCCACCTGGGTGGGTTCTTGGGGTTGGGGATTTGGGGAAGGGGATAGGTGTGGTTTCAATGCAATTGGGGCCTTGGATGGGTCTGCCTTGATTTCTTGTAACCATTCCACCATGGACACCTGGTCTTTCTTGGGTTTTCCTGACATTGCCTTTTCAAACTGCCATTCCACCAAGTCACGCAAATCAGAATCTTGGAATCCTAGGTCTGCCAGGGCTGTGTGTCTTGTATATCGTGAATTGGATTTTTCAAGTTCTTCACCCAGTTTTTGAATCTGTGTGTTCAAGCTTTCAATTTTTCCCAATTCCCCTGACTGTGAATCAAGTTTGTCCTGTAAGGATTTCACCTGTTCTTCTGCTTGAATCGCACGGGTGGACAGTTTGGTAATTCTGTCTTTGATTGCTTCTTCCATATCAGTTTTCAAGATATATTCTTGACCTTCATGTGTAATTGTTTTCATGTGTACCTTCCTTTGTTGTTGTTATTATAATTTATATTCCAAATTCTGCACGTTCCCTTCTTACCTGAAGAAGATATTCACGGGCTTCACGTTCATCCATGTCTTCATACATCATCATGACAGCCTGAATGGGACTTATCAATCCTGCTGACATCTTGGCCACAATGTCTTCACGTTGACTTCTCATTTCTTCAGGGGTTAGGGGCATGCTGTGATAGGATACCCTGTAACCATCTTCAGGAAGATTGGTCCCCAAGAAACGATTGGCCAATATTGCTGTTTTGCTCAACAATTCTTCATCACCCATTCTGAATGTGGGTGCAAATTTCTTTTGTGCTTCACGTTGTCCACCCCTGGACACTGCAAGGGCAAATCCTGACCTTGGGTCTGCTGCTGTCCTTGATATGTCACTAGGGGCCAACCCTGCAGCCAAGGCCACACGGACTTCATATTTTGATATAGAATCAAGTAAGTTGTTGGGGTCTGTGGCAATTCCAAAGGAACCAACTAAGGGCTGTCCTTGGGAATCAGGGTCTTGGGTGAATACAAGGATGGAAGATGGGTCTGTGGAAATGGCTGCCCTTCTTGCTATGTCATTGACATTGTATTGGGATAGACCTGCCACGGATAGACCTGCAACATATTTTTGAGCCCAGGAAGCGTCACGGACTAGGTGAACCCACATTGAATATAGGACAGCACTGGTCAGGGAACCATAGACCATTTGACTTCCATTGTAGGGGTCCCACAAGTATCCTGTTTTTTCAGCATGGTACAACACCAAGGGAAGGAAAGGTCTTCCTTGTTTATCTCTGTATGGATATGATTCCCCTATGTGTGCAGGGTGTCCCATGTAATGTTCGGACACATCGTGTCCTATCTTTCCATCAGGGTTGACTTCATACATTCCAAAGATTGGCATGTTAGGGTCACGGATGTCCAGGATGTCAACCACCCAAATCAATTCTTCTGACTTGTATGATTTTCTCAACCTGTATTCCTGATAATATACAGGGATGTCAGGTTGTTCAGGATGGGATTGACAGAATACAAGGTCAGGGGTGACAAGTCTATATTGGATTCCTGGAAACCTTGTCAATTCTTCATCACTGTGGGGATTCACATCAATTCTGACAATTGATTCCCTTAACCCAATCACCATTTGTTGGGTTCTTTGTTGCAATTGCCACAATCCTGACTTGGTCAACAATCCTTCCCTACCTGTCAAGGCAGTTATATCCCCGTTCATGTTACTGATGGATGGGGTTTCATGATATAGGACACTCAATTGTCTTGTAATCTGTTCAAAAGGGTTGGAAGACATGTCTGATGGTCCCCAGGCTTCCCTTCTGTCTGCTGGAAGGTGTCTTGACAATTCATCTTCCAAATCTTCAGCCCAGCACCCTAACAACATTCTTCTTCTTAATCCTGTGTGGGACCATCGGTCCTGATCTGTGGTGGTGGGTGCCAATGGTTTCATACTTGCTTTCATTTCAATACATCCTTATAGTTGCAGGGGGTGGGGTGAATCTTACATTTTCAATACTTGGTATCGTTGCATATCGCAAACAATCAACACAATGTCCCCATTCATCCCTAGACCTTTCTGACTGTGTGGATTTCATTGTCCACCGTTGCAGTGATTGGATAGTCCGTTGACACTTGGGATTGATGAAGAATTGTTTTCTTGCCATGACACTATGCAACATAGCACTTCCATAATATACACTATATCTAGGCTTCTTGATAGTCCGAATTCTAAAAGGTAATTGTGGAACCCGTAGAAGCTGTTCAAAAGCTTTCATCAGCATACTATTGGACATTTTACCTGTTCCACTAGAATCACCCCTATGGATGTTGTCACCTGTCCAGGTTACTTGATTCATGTCCACTTGATTCCTGGACAACATTTCAAGGATGGCCCTTGCATGTGCTTCAGGGGGTGCAGCCCCTGAAATGTATTCATCCAGGACATATATCCAAGGATTCTGTGGGTCACGCAAATTCAAGGCTGTCAAAATTGCAACCTGTGTATTTGGTTGGGAACCATGGTCAATTCCCAATCCAAAGACATAATTGGCAGGGGGTGGATGTAATGGGGAAATCATTTCTTCTGTGAAACAGTCAAAGACCCGACCTTCAGGAATACCCACAACCCAATCCCCATTCAATCGTGCATTTCTGTCTATAGGTAGATAGGTCTGTGAAATCCTGTCAATCTGTTCTTGGGTCAGGGTGGGATTGCAATATTTGGGTGTTGTCGCTTCCACTGTCAGGGGTGCCTTGGTACAAGACACCACACCTTCTTCAACCAATTTCTGAAGGTATCGGACATCCTGTCCCACAGGGGTCATGGTTATGGCTATGGTTCCAGTCTTTCCACCTGCCCCACCCCTTAACGTTCTAGCAGCAATTTCATTCCAAACAAGTTGATCCACAGGTTCATCAATGTGGACAAAACTTGCAGTGAAAGAAGCCAAACCAAGCCCCTGATTTGCTGTCTTGATATATATGATAGACCCGTTTGTGAATCTTACAATCGGATGGATACCCCTGAAACCCTTCCCAGGTACAAACTCACATTCAGGGTGTAGGGTATCTTTGGGAACCATGTTATATAATTTTTCTTGGATAGTCACTGACTGTTGATGACTGTGGGTGATTAGATAGGCCTGGATTGGGGGTGGGTCTGTGTTGATATATGGATGGGTTCCAAGACATCTGTGGATAAGTTCCACACATCCCGTGGTGGTCTTCCCCACTTGATTGCCACCAAGGAACAATTTCACCTTACTTGTATCCTGTAACCACCTTTCTTGTGGGGGTGTGGGACAAAAGTAGGTCAATGGGTTCCTGGCTGCCCTATCTTTTAGGCTTCTTATGTTTTTCGTTGCTGTTCTTATATTCATTGATGTCAATTCCATATACAATATACAATACTTCTTGAAAGATTTCAAGAAAATCCCTGTTTTGCAATTTTGCCAAAATGAAACATACTTGAAGGATATATTCCACCCTGGGATTTTTCCCTTTTCTCCAGTGTGTAAGAAGTGACTGTGAACACCCCAATTCCTTGGACATCCAGGCCATGGACATCCCTGATGTCCATAACTGACTTCTTAACCATTCCCCAAAAGTCTTGATTTGCATTATTTTCTTTTCTCGATGTATTCAAAACATTTCTTTGTCTCAATGTCATATTTGCTACAATTTTCTATAATGAAGAAGGTATTGGCCACATTGGAAATGGTTTCACATTCAGTTTGGGAAGAAGCTGAACCTTCACGGGTTTGTAATCTACAGAACATTTCACGACACAACAGGGAACCATTCTTTTCCATATAGGTAGAAGAACAGGAAACTTCCAACAAATCTGTATCTGTTAGGTTCTTTTGAATTTCAATTTTGCCTTGTTCTATGGTTGATTGGATTTTGGCCAAATCTTCAATGGTTTTGGATTGATTTTCCAAAATCATGGCTGTGGGGTCTTCCCTGGATGATAGGTACAAAAATAGACCTGTGGTCCCCAAGGAACCACCAAAGACACCCAATAATATAAGTTGAAATACTGTCATTCTTCCCATTCCCCCAATTCCTTCAGGACATCAATGAAAAACTGTGTGTCCTTGTCTGAATAATATGTTTCCTTAATGTTTTCAGTGTCAGTCCCTTCAATGATAGACCTGAATTGGTTGACAATTTCAACATACCAGGAAAATGATGTCACCTTGATCAATCTGAACCAATCGGCCTTTTTTTGCACTTCTGTCATGCTATACCTGTGAATAATTGTTGTTGTTGTTGATGTGTTTCCAATCTTGCCTTGGCAGCTGCAAAATAGTCAGGGTCCAATTCCCACCCATCCAAATCATATCCAAGATTGTGGCATGCTATCGCTATGGAACCACTTCCCAAATGGGTGTCCAAGATTCTGTCCCCTGGATGTGCATATTTTTCTAGACACCATTGGTATAGGGCAACAGGTTTTTGTGTGGGGTGGATTCTATGTTCTTTATTTTTCATGTTTTCTTGAAGAAAACCGTTCCATGTATATTTGAATTTTCTTACTGCCGTTTTGAATGATGTCCAAGCAAGTTCACAATCAGCGAAATCACCACTGTTATTCTTATCCCATACTATCCAACATGATGAATCCAATGCAATCCTTGATATGAAATGATTGGCCCCCCAAATTATTTGATGTTTTGAAACCCTAAATAATTCATCAAAATAATCTTTTGAAGGTGGTTCAGTATCCCATGATTTTGATTCATATTTCCTTTCAAATTTTTCATTCTTTCTGATTCTGAATTTTCTGCCATCTTCCCCAATCCCATAAGGTGGGTCCACAATGGCCAAATCATAACATTTGTCAGGCATGGCCTTCATGGCTTCAAGGCTGTCCCCTAGGTGAAGATTGATTGTCATTCTTCACCCCGTGTCTTGAATTTCAGGATGTTGGAACCTGTGTCCCCTATATTGGATTCTAGTCTTTGTCTCAAGATTGGGGGAAGGGATACAATTGCATTGGTGATCTCTTGAAGTAATTGTTCATCAGTCAACCCTTCCATTTCATCATTCAACCCTTCTTCTGCTTCAATCAATCGGATTTGTTGCACTACCTGAAGAAGTTGTCTTTGCAAAGCTGCATAGGCCTGCCAAGATTGGGATTGTTCTGCTTTCATCATACTGGATTTCAGGTCCTTGGCTTGTTCTTTCAGCAGGTCAAGGGGATTGGATGGAAGGTGGACTTCTTGTTGGGGTTCTTGCATTGATACCCCATCCCTGTGGAAATGGTGTCTTCTTTCCAATAGCCAAGCAGCAGCCTTCCAATCCTTGACACTGGCTTGTTTTATCGTTCCCAGGTTTGAGATAGCCCCTTCAGCTTCTGCCCTTTTTATATCGGTTCGAAAGGTTACATATTCTTTGTTCTTGGGGTCCTGACCTTTCTTCAGCCAATCCCATAAGGTCTTTCTTGAAATTCCTGCATAGTCAGCAGCCAAATCATAGGTGCACCCTGCACCAATGGCCTGAATGATTCTGTCCCTGACAGGTTTGGAAAATTTGGAAGGTCTTCCTGTGGGCTTTTTTGTTGTTGTGGTTTTTTTCATAATGTTTGTACCTCTTTTTTCTGAAAAAAATAATGAATCGCAAAAGAATTTCGTGATGGGAACAG